TTGGACACGCTGTTCCGCCACAGCTGTCTGGCGTTCCTGAAGTTCCATTTGCTTCTGGGCCATTTGCGCTTGCATTTGTTGCGCTGGATCGGGCTGTGGTGGTGGAAGCTGATCTGGTGGAGTTAAGTATTCCTCCACATTCAAGATGCCTTGTGCTTCCAAGAATTTCTTCATCAGCATGTACCGGTTTTGAACCGAATACATTGGCTGCAATGTTGGGTCTTGGCTGAACATCTGGTGCAGCTGCATTAGCTTCTGCGCCTCTCTGTCCTGTTCGCCGTATCCCAGTTTCAGTTCGACACTGACGTCACGCTGGTCTGACGATGTCGTTGGGTCGATGGTGACGTAGTTACCAGCTACCTCGAATATCCGCTCTTGTGTCTCATTTTCGAATAAGAGCCTGTAAATTTCGTGGAATAGCGGCTTAACCAACTGATTAGCAAAATTACGCGCTATGACTTTCTGTCGCTGCTGGCTCATTGTTGCCAGCTGCTCGACCATGGCGGCTGAGTTTTGCTTGCTGATAGCGTCTTTGTTGAGACCCTGACTTAACCGGCTGACCCCGGTGTTATCTTCCTTATCTTCATCCAGCATCTGGATGGTCTGGAATACAAACGGGTTTAGCGGTGCCTGTGGCATCGGAGAGATCCCGTCCGGGCGTGATACATTGACGATACCGCCTACGCGATTATCGATGAGTTCCCGGGGGCTAGTTAATGCGCCTTTGACAACCATGTACCTCGGATTGTTGGTAATCATGGCGTGGTCTAAAATTGACCGGGTCAAAACTGTACGTGCGTTCTGCGTTGGACACAGTCTGTCGGCAAAATTACTGCCGTAAAAGCTGTGTGGCTTCGGCAGCGGCGCGAACGATACAAACGGGCGTCTATCGACCTCTTCCATGTCCAAGACTGAGTTACCGGCCTTGATCACCTTGTGCAGAGTGGCTGTGCCTGTGCCTTCGGCGTCGAGCATGATGTATGCTTCATACACCAGCACGTTTCGGACTTGGTCCTGATAGCCTTTTGCGCTGAAACCACGGTCTGAGCCGATGTCTTCGTGACGTGCTAGAACCTCTGGGTCAGTCTCTAGGTCGATGTCTTCATGGTCGCCAATGTTGTCGATTTTTTCAGGGTCGAAGCCTTCTTGGCGTAACTCACTAATTGTTTTGCGAGTGCGGTGCGCACAGAAATTGACGCTTTCGAGGTTTCTCGCCTGTGGTTCGATAATGAACTCTTCAGGTGGGATGCTTTCGATGCAGACTTTGGACTTGTCTACCCGGCGTAAAACCGTGCCTGAGATAAGGCCAATTGCATCTGTCTCGCTGTCATCAAGTTCGATGTCGTCTTCAGCCAGTAACATGTCGAGTTCGTCAGCTGTGACATTCTCAAACTCTTCTGGCACATCCTCGTACATTTCCTGCCAAAACACTTTGGCGACACCAACTCGTGATGTCAGGCCGTCATGAATGACATCTCTGAAAATGCCGAAGCCGTCGTTCTTGCGAAACAGCTGGTAGTCTGTATATGCGCTGCACACTTCAGCCAGCTGCACGTCTTCCGGGCCAACTGGGGCAAACCGGATGATGCGATTGCCGCTGCTGAATGTTTCCAGCAGTGCCGCTGACATAGACTGGACTGCGTCATACACGTCTTGCGACACGTACTTGCTGTTACCGTCATGCGCTGGTTTAGGAAGCGTGGCGTTGTAGTATTCGGTTACTTTTTTACGCTCACGGCTGAGATCACTGTCATAATAGCCTACGGACGTTTTGATATTGTCCTCGACCATTTTGACTATCTCGCTCTCATTGAGCCTTTTGTAGTCTGTAGCCATGCTTGTTACACCATTTCAATATAGAGTTCGTTCGGGACTTCGACCGGCTCCCATGCGCCTTCGTGGACGTAGTTGGCGAGTGCCAAACTCATCACACAGTCATCAAAGCAGGATGCTTCAGCTTCCATCGCGCCGCTTTCAGTCACGATATAAGTCAGCATCTCTCTGATTGTGGTCTTGTCGTTTAGTTCGATTTCGTCTTCCCGCATTGCGGCTCGCAGCTGGTCGATAACCAAAGGCTTTGTTTTTGCAGTAGTGGTGAAGCCGAGTTTGACCGTTTCTCGGTCTGTAATCTTGTCGTGTTGCACTTCCTGATAGAAGTTGGAATAGGCCATGTCTTTGCCAAGTCGTGTGCAAGTCAAAATCCCGTGGCTGTTGTTTTCAACGCAGATGAACGCTTCGTTGTAGTATTCGCCTAGCGCATAAAGAACGCTGGCAAAATGATCCGGATGTACTTGCCCACGCCATATGGCGACTTGCCTCTTTTTCGAGTCCAAAACTTGCGCGACCGAGAAGTCTCCATTTCGGACGCCCATAGCAACGTCTGCCCCAATGACATACTTTTCTCCCGGGTCATGTGATATGTAAGTTGTCAGTTCACCCCGCCGATTGAAGACAAACTCATCGCCTTCAAGTGCCAACCGTTCTTTGACGTCCCTTGTGTTGTCTAAGCAGGAGGTCAGCTGTTCAGGGTTAAAGACAGGCCGACCTGTTGTCAGGAAAGCCTCTTCGGGTTCCGCTGGGTATTCCTGTTTGAATAAGTCGATACCGTTTTGTGCAATTTTACGGCGCCGGAACATCAGCTGTTCGTCGTCGAGGTTGTACTTTTCGACTAGTTCGTCTTCTTCCGGTGTGCGTTCAAATTTTGTTGGCACTGCTTCACGATATTCTGGATCAGTGAACCAAGGGATAAATACAGGTACAAAACCATTTGTCCCATCCACTGCGCCTTTCCATAAATCATAGTAGATACCAGTCACACCATTAGCCGTGCTTTCCACAAACACAGCTGTGCCTTTGGTATTCGGTACGGCCTGAATAAGACCATTCCATATGTCGCTGGCTGTAGATTTAGGCCAGAACCCCATCTCACTACAGTGCGCGTGTGTGAGGGTTTCTCCTCGGCCTACGCTATCGCCGCCAGCGGTCGCAACCACATAGCTACTATCCAAAACATCAAACGACAGTTCACGTCTTGATGAGTATTTGGTATGCGGCCTAAGTATCTCGGGACAGTGTTCATGAAACCTCTTAGTCATGTCAAAAAGCGCACGTGTACTGTCGGCGTGGTGCGTAATCACCATGGCCTTACGTGCTTGTTGTTGGGATACGTTGTGGTAGAGGTAGCCGCCTACGTAGGTGGACAGCCCCTGCTGCCGAGCCTTTAAGATAATGACCCTGACTTTACCTTCAGCTGCTAATTGCTTTGATACGGCCTTTTGCAGTATCTGCTGCGCTGGGTTTAAATCCAGCGGCGCTACTTGGCCTTCTTTGGTTCTAATCTTGAGAGCGGATTTGGCGTAGAATGGGATGGAGTTATACAGACGCTTACGTATCTGCTGGAGTTTCGGGTTCATCGTCATCGATTAGTGACGCTAGGAACTCTTCGGCTTTGCCGATTGTGACTTCGCTTTTTGCGACTGGCTTGGTCTTTGTAAAGTCCAGAACCAGCCTTGCAGCTGCCAGTCGCTCTCTGGTTTCGCCGGGGACACGCATGACTTCGACTGCTGTTGTCAGCGCCTCTTTTGCGTATTCGTCCTCAATTCCATATTTTTCTGCCATGATAGTAACTACCTTTTTAGCTTCCTTCTTCGCTTTTGCCCGGAGTGGCTCTATTTGCTCTCTTCTGTAGCCGTCCGGTACGCCTCTTGGTCTGCCGCCGTTCTTGCGGGGCTTGGTTGACCATTGTTTTCGTAATTCACGACCCTCCGGGGTTTCCATGAGGGTCGCGAAGTAATTTTTCTTTGGTGCTTTCTGCGGGTGTTTGCCAGCACCGACCTTCGAGGGCGACTTGGCCCTCGGCTTCCTTTTCGGTGTTTCCATGATATTTCCTTACGCTGACAGGATGCCGCGACGCTGTTCTTTGTCTTCTTCTTCCATCTCACCGACCAGCATGTTTGCCATAATGGCTGCAACGACTGCTGCAAATGGCGCAGAAAAGAATTGAACAACCTTGCTGCTATCGACGGAGTTCAGATAAGCCCGGACAAACCTTGCAGTTTTCGGAGCCTGTTGTTTCATAAAC